CAAAACAAATCTTGACATTCCAGGAAGTTGCCCCTGCACAGGAGCAAACTATTCCAGGAGAGTCAGAATTGTCGGAAGAGCTCAAATCAACAGCTATTGAAGGCCGAGGACATAATATAATCGACTTTTTAGAACGAGTTTACAAGATAGCAGATGGAACAATACCAGAAGGTGGAGCTCCAGGTGATATCTTGAATTCTCTACAATTTCCGGACGCCATGCTAGGTTTAAAGCAAATTCGCAATAAGATCTCAGGTTTTATGAACTTTCGTGCAAGTGTTGAAGTTACTTTTGTAATAACAGCACAACCTGCCCAATTGGGTGGGTTACGATTATCGTATTTCCCAGATATTAATGCTGATCAGTTGAATCTTAGGACTCAACATGTTTTGCAACTATCACAGTGTCCACATATCACAATTAACATCACGAAGAATCAAAATTCAGCTATCAAGCTGCCTTGGATTTCCCCGTACACCCATCGAAATCTTGTAACTGGGGTTGGTCAAAATGGTACTTTAGTACTATCTCGATTGACTCCAAGTGCTGGAGGTGCTGTCAGTTTTCAGATGTACGCCAGATTTGTTGATATTTCAATTGAATATCCAACTGGTATGCTTCTGTCTGACGAACTTGTAGCATTACAGAATGAGAGACGTGAAAGGGAAGAAAAGATAAGTATGATGGAAGAATTGGCTTTACTTCGAATGAAAGTTAATCGTACAAACCCCGAAATCTATACGCAAGGTTTATCTGAGGCTTCAAAGTTCCTGACTTCAGGAGTTTTGTCTCAGACAGCTTCGGCCGTTTCCGGTGTTGCAAACATGTTGTCTGGAATACCTGTAATCGGGAATATAGCTTCTGCTGTATCCCCGATTGCTGGTGCTCTAGCGAATGTGTTTTCATCATTTGGATGGTCGAAGCCTGTTAATGATAAACCACCGCACCAGTTGAAAATTCAACCTGGAGCGTCATCCATCACTGCTGATGGTGTATTCAATGGACACGAAATCACGTTTTGTACAGGTAATACTGTAAAAACGGATAACGGTTCCTTTGGATCGCAATTAGACGAGATGGATATTGATTACATCATGCGTTCACCAAATACTATTGACGTATTCCCCATTTCTACGGAGATGTTACCAGGGACTGTATTGGCAAGATATCCCATCGATTTATGTAAATGGAACCAGTTGGAAACAACAGGTCCCTATTATGATCGAAGGTTTTTCTTGACTCATCAGACCATGGTTACACATCTGTTTAGATGGTGGATGGCCACTTGTATTTTTGATTTCGAGGCTTATATGACTAAATTTCATAACGTGCGCTTACGATTCACAGTTATTCCTGGAGCAACAGACAGTACAGATTTGAGCACTGTCACAATTGACGATAACAATTCAACAGTTATCGTCTTTGGTGACACTGTTACATATCAGGCAGTTTGTCCAGAAGTTTCTGCGACACCTTTCTTGAAAGTAAGAGGGGTTGAGGGTAATTTGACACCATTTAATGATCAAACAGTAACAACTATTGGTCAATTGGTAGTCTTCCTGGAGGTGCCTCTCAAGGCAACTTCAGATGTAGCACCAAACACAGTCTATGTTGAAACTAAGTTTCATGCACAGAATGTGCGTTTTGGTGTGCCCTCTCAAGTAAGAGCATATGCTGTTAACAATCTGGCTCCTTCTAGAGATGAAGAAGATGAGGCAGAAATCATAAGAACACAAGGTCTTTCATCAGCCGCCTTATATTCCGAAGGTCATTTACCTGGCCGTTCGGACGTAATGGAGACTGGTGTAACACCAGGTTTGAATTCTGATGGACCAAAACCTAATGGAGGCATTTTACATGCGACATTTGGAGAGATGGTTAAAAGTTTGAAACAAATCATGTTGGGTTTTCAATACTTTGGTTATTTTAATAATGCCACAAGTAGTGTAAATCCAGTATTGGTTGATGTTGGCACGTCTAGTTTAACGGCGGCCGGTTTGTTTATAAACAAACCTACAAACTATGATATCATTGACACTCTAATGTCTATGTATGCGTTCTATAAAGGTGGTTTTCATTTGAGGATTCTGCGACAGGAAGAGTCGAGTAGGAACTTTTGGGTCTATATGTCCCAACAGGCCTACTTGGCTCCAACTCGAATAAGTCTTTCTCCCACAGATCAGGCTATAAATGGAATTCCGTTTACACGTGAAATTCCTATTATACCTTCTCTTGAAGGAGTTATAGATGTTCGAGTTCCCTATTGGCAGGGTACTCACATGGTTAGAGTTCCTTATGATTCTGCTCAATCTTTCGATTATCTTGAGCGAACCCCGATTGTTATCGGTATCGGTCAGATGGGCTATGGCTCGGCTACTAAAGAAACATTCAATTTGTCGTTCCAACGTTCTGTTGCGGACGATTTTTGTATGGGTTTTCTGTATGCGATCCCGCCTATCCAACTGAGATATGACGTTTTGTGATACCTCTTCTTAATGAGGACGCTCTCTTCAAGAGCGTTTAATTTTAATAGATTTTAATGGTCACCCTATTTTACCAACAGGGTCCTATCTGGGGGAGGTATCCAGAAGGTTCAGTTAAAATCTTTAAGAAGAGTTATTCTGGTAAGGTTTTAAAGCTACCTGGTTTATCATCTTAAATGGTAAATCAGTTTTTCATTTAAAAAAAAAAAAAAAA